GAAAACCTTGACGTGGCGGGGGACGGCACCGCCGGGCAGGTTCTCGCCAGTGACGGCGATGGGTCGTTTAGCTGGGCAAATCAGACAAGCTACCCGCAGGTCATCACGATCAAGACCAGCGGCGACTACGACATCCCGGCAGACGCGCAGGCGGTGATGATCCGCGCATCTGGTGGCGGCGGTGGTGGCACCGACTTGTTCCCTTCTGGCGGTGGACTAGGCGTTGCTGAAGGCACAGACGGCGGCAGCACCACAGTCACCAACGGCACGTTGAGCGTTGCGGTCACTGCAACTGGTGGCCGCGCCGGCCACTACACAACAGGCTCAATCGCATCCAAGGATGTGATCTCCGGCTCAACTGGTGGTGATGTGATGGTCGGCGCTGGCGCTGCTGGCGGGCGCTCAACAGCGGGGCAAGGCGGCAACTTCACCTATGACGGGCCTGCGTCTCCGGCCACAAACGGAAACGTGGTCCACAAATATGTGACTGGCTCTAACGTGGGCGGCGAGACCCTGACGATCAGCTACGGCGCTGCCGGTGCTGCTGGCAATTCCGAAGCAACAGCCGGTCAGGCTGGCTATGTAGAAATCTGGGTATGGTAAGGAAAGCAAATGTCCAAGGATAAACTCACCGACTACAGCGCCACCAATGCCTCGAACACGGACGTTGGCGGCGTTAACATCAACGAGGGCATGCTGCCATCGGATGTGAACAACGCCATCCGCGAGGTGATGACGCACCTCAAGGACTTTGCTGAAGGCACTGAGGCGGTGAACTCAATCGCGGTTGGAAACATCACAGTCGGCGGCACAGTTACCGCTGATGGAATTGATGTTCAAGGTGATGGCACAATTAGTGGAGGTAGCCGCCTTACAATTAGTGACATTGCTGACGTAAACAACGATGGCATTAGGCTAGATGACAGCACAACAGGCCGTTTTAACAATCTCACCCAAGATAGTTCGGGCAACTTCAAAATTCAGCATTGGACTGGCTCTGCGTGGCAGAACAACCTGACCGTTACTACGGGCGGGTCGGTCGGCATCGGCACTGCAACGCCAGCATTTAGCCGAACTGGTGGCGGGTTACGAATTGACAACGGCAATGCACCAGTTATCCGTCTGGACAACGGTTCGTCTAATGTAAGCGAGATTTATCAAAGTGGCGTAAACACCGTGATTGATAGCCGAAGCCCGTCAGGTGTTATCAAGTTTACTGTTCAAGATAGCGAGAAGATGCGCCTTGACAGCGGCAATCTGCTGGTTGGCAAGACTGCCGACAACGTAGCAACCGTGGGCATTGAAGCCCGTGCTACTGGTCCTTTGATTTCAACACGAGATGGCTCAGACGCACTAAGGTTGAACCGACTGAATAGTGATGGTGAGATTATTCAACTCCGTAAAGACGGCACAGTGGTTGCCTCAATCGGCACTCAAAACTGGGGCATCGGCACTGCGTCACCAGAGAGTGCGTTGCAAGTTACTGGAGCGGTGAACACAACGCCCGACAGTGCTGGTGTTCATCTGGGAATGGATGCTAATTACGCTACGATTGAACTGGCTGGAAGCGATGGTGGACAGTTAGATTTCCCCAACGCCGCCAATACAGATTATCGTGGACGTATTCGCTACACAGCCAGCGATAACAAGATGGCGTTTTTTGCTAGTGGTGCTGGCACACAAACAATGACTGTTACAAACACATCAGTCGGCATCGGCACTGCGTCACCTGACAGCAACCATAAGCTAGAAGTTGCATCAACTGGTACAGCAGAGGCTGGCATCCGCAGCGGCAACACTAGCGAAGCAATCCTAAACTTTGGCAGAACAAATGACCGCTTGCGTGGGCGTATCGCCTACAACAACAGCAGTGAGTATATGGCGTTTTGGACAAATCAAGGAGAGAAGGTGCGCCTGACATCGGCGGGTCGCTTGGGAATCGGCACTAACTCGCCAGCGCAGTTGCTTCATGTAAATTCTACAGGAAATGTGGCGGCGGCACAAATTCAAGGTGCATCGCACACTGCTAAAATTAGCACAGACGGTGCAGGGACTATTTTTGGCACAACCACTAACGGTTATATGTTACTTGCAACAAATAATGCGGAACGTATGCGACTGGATTCGTCAGGGAATCTGCTGGTGGGGACTACGACAGTAGGCGGCAATGGGTTTACTTTTGAGACAAATGGCTTCGCAACGTTTGCAAGAGCCTCTGGTGCTGCGCAGTCAATGATAGGTTTCAAAAATGGCGGTTCGTTTGTTGGCGAGATTAGAACCTCAACCACCGCAACCGCATATCTTACTTCCTCCGACCACCGCCTAAAAGAAAACGTAACGGCAGACTGGGATGCAACCACACGCCTCAAGCAACTAAACCCTGTTCGGTTTAACTTTATCGCTGATGCAGACACCACAGTCGATGGTTTTCTAGCACACGAGGTGCAGGACATTGTACCAGAGGCTATCACAGGCACACATAACGAGGTGGATGACGAGGGCAACCCTGTCTATCAGGGCATTGACCAGTCGAAGCTAGTACCGTTGCTAGTAAAGACCATACAAGAACTTGAGGCTCGCATAGCCGCACTAGAAGCCAATTAACAGGAGTAGAAAATGGCAATAAACTGGACATTCCCAGCGATGGACGTTTGTAACAATCCGGTCAACACGCACACCGACTGTGTGACAACCGTTCACTGGCGGGCAACGCTTGTAAGCGCGACAGAGGTGAACGAGGAAGGCCAGCCGCTGTCTGTGACAGCCTACGGCACCGCCGCTGTGCCAGAGCCAGAGGAAGATGCAGATGATTATGTGGCTTTCGATGACATCACTCCGGCCATCGCAAAGCAGTGGTCGCTTGACGGTATGGGCAAGACTGAGGACGAACTTGAGGCAATGCTAACAGATCAACTTGATGCACTCGCCAACCCGCCAATGCGGCAGGCTGTTCCGGCTGGCTGGTAGATATGAACGAGGGAACCAAAGTCGGATTGGATGTAGCCGCTGGCACCGGCACCGCTGCGGCGTGGCTAGGTCACGCGCCTGACGTTGTGGCGATCTTCACTGGAGTGTACATTCTGGTCAGGCTTTGGGAAACCGAAACTGTAAAAAAGCTGACGAGGCGCGGCTGATGTGCTGGAGGCTGCTTTTTTATTGCTGGTGTTTGTTGACGACAGGAAGGTCAGCCCGGCGTGGTATTTCCGCGATCTAAACGACTGCGTCTATCTGGCGCGTATATTACATAAACAGGGACCGAATAAAATAACAAGCTATTGCCTGCCAGTGGACGTGGACAAAGAGACGAAGGTGTTTGATTGATGCTTGCAGAACTTGCCGCCGCGAATGCTGCTTTTGCAGTAATAAAACAAGTCGTCAACAATGGTCAGGACATTGCCAAAGCTGGTAAGGCCATCGGCACATTCATGTCATCGAAGGAAGAGCTGCGCCGCGCTGGCAACAAGAAGCGGGCGCGTGGCCTTGGCGGTTCTGATCTTGAAGAATTTATGGCTCTTGAGCAGATCAAAGAAAAGGAAAAACAGCTCAGAGAGCTTATGATTTACGCTGGCAGGCCGGGGCTGTTGCGAGATTATGAGCGCTTTTGTAAAGAGGCCACAGAAGGTCGCGCCGCTGCTGCCAAACGCGTTGCAAAACGCAGAGCCGATATAAAAGAGAAAATAGGCGCAGGCGCGGTTCTTGCCCTTTTAGCTGCTGCCCTAGCGGCGATGATTTCTTTTGTTGTTTGGTTAAAAGGGCTTCAATAGGTGTCAACAACAACAGGTCTGATCGGCGAGTACATCACCGCCGCAGCGATACTCGAGCAGGAGGGCTGGCAAGTCTCGATGGCTCAACAGGACGACACCGACCTTGTGGCGTGGAAGGACGGCGTGTTTATGAGGGTGCAGGTGAAGGCGTCAACGCTGCGCTCGCAGGCAGACGGCAGGGCGCCGGGCTATCACTTCCAGACCGGCAGCGGCGGGAAGAAACGGATCAAGAGAGGCAGCTATGATATCTATGCTCTGTGCGCGGCCACCGACAGAAGGGTGTGGTTTCAGGCGCAATGCTGTATCAACCAACTGTCACTGCGTAAGGCGCGGGGGTTCTTTGCTGACCCGCATCTGGAGAGTGATAGCTGGGAACGTGCCGTGCAAATTGTAATGGAGTGCAGAAAATGAGCAAACTGATTGAGATGATTAAACGCCACGAGGGTGTGGTGCCACACGCATATCAGGACAGTCGAGGGTACTGGACCATCGGGGTGGGACGCTTGGTGGATGAAGATTTGGGCGGCGGTCTGTCTGATGATGAAATCGACTATTTGCTGACCAACGACATAAACCGCTGCATAGAGGAGGCTGAGACCTACCCGTGGTTTGCCGGCCTCTCAGAGCCGCGTCAGGCGGTCGTGATATCTTTGCTGTTCAATCTAGGCAAGCCACGCTGGGACGGCTTCAAGCTCGCGCAGGCGGCGATTGCTGCGGGTGATATGGCCGAGGCCAGCCGACAGATTCTCGACAGCAGGTGGTCGCGGCAGGTTGGCAAGCGGGCGCACGAAATGGCGGCGCAGTTAGAGTCAGGAGAATGGAAATAATGGCTGAGATTACTTTTGAGCGGATACTCAAGTGGCGACTGCTGCCGCGCGGCATGATGCTGGTAATGACCTACGCATACCTACAAACGCTTTTCTGGTTTCAGTCGCTGCCGCCCGATGCGATGACAACACAAGCCGCAGGATTGACGGCAACTGTGACCGGGGCAATGACGGGCGCCTTTGGCCTTTGGCTAGGAAGCGAGAAGTCATGATCCAAGCTCTGATTGGACCCGTGACCGGGCTACTAGATAAATTTATTGAGGACAAGGACCAGAAGGCAAAGCTCGCTCATGAGGTTGCCACAATGGCCCAGAACCACGCTCAGGAGCTTGCCAAGGGGCAGCTAGAGATCAACAAGGCAGAAGCGCAGCACCGATCCATCTTTGTCGCTGGGTGGCGCCCGTTCATCGGCTGGACCTGCGGCATTGCTCTGGCGTGGCATTTTGTTCTTGCGCCGCTGACAATGTTCGCCTGCGGCGCTATGGAGATTTACATCCCTGATCTGCCAGTCTTTGATATGGACAGCCTCATGACTGTGCTGCTCGGCATGCTTGGTCTCGGCGGTCTCAGGACCGTGGAGAAGGTCAAAGGCCTCACCAAATAAAAAGACCCCGGCACTAAGGCCGGGGCAAGTTTCGGGAGGAAACGCGGGCCATCGCACAGCCCGCAAGCGATTATTTATCGTATCCATCTTCCGGCTTTTCTACAAGCCCTAATCCTTCGCAGCGTGGGCATTCAGCCATCCGATCCTCAAGATAGCCGCCGCGCGTGTAGTCGATGACGGCCATCTCTTGAGGGTATTCTCCCTGACCATCGCAGTCAGGGCATTCGATTGGGTCTATCATGACGCCAGCAGTTTGGTTTTTGTTGGGCGCTTAAAAAAGCCGAACTTCTCATCCCTGTCGCTAACCTCGACAGCGGCGGTAAACGTGATGCGCTTGCCCTTGAGATCGTTGCCGCGTGGCCAGACATCATCCTCAGCGCAAAGCTCAAACAGCTTTGAAGGCACCGAACCCCAGACCTTGAAGCCGCTGTCGTCACGCACCAGCATCTTCCACTGGCTGCCAAATGCGTTCTCGCGCAGGTCCGTTGAGATGATGGTGCCTGTGATCTCGGTGCGGCCACTTGGGCAAGGCGCTGCTGCTGCGTGTTCAGCGTCCCGCGCAGCAGCGCGACTTGCTTCGCGCTCTTTACGGTCAGCCATAATCTTGCGGACAGCAGCCTCCTGCTTTTCAGAAAGGTGGCCCCATTCAGCGATGGCCTCAGCCATAGCGCCGAGAAAGCCGTCAGTGCCGTGCCAACTGAAAAGGAACTTTTCGACCTCAACGCGGCTCTGATCGCCAGCAATCCAGCGGCGGTTGCGAGACTTCGAGGCATTGGCCTTAATCGAAGCATCACGCGCACGTTCCCAAGCCTCAGCGTTCATGATTGTCATTTTAGTCTCCCGTTTGGTTGTTCTACTCTTGTCCTACTAATATGGACGCATATCACAACAATATCAACCCCAGCAGCCAAAAAAAATGAGGGGGCCAAAAACCCCCTCAAAAACTGTTATATAACATATGTAACAGACATTACACCTAGTGGCTGGCTTGTCACGCCGCCAGCTTGAGGTGGCGGGACTTGCCCGCCTCCCTCTCCAGATGGCCCTTCGCAACAAGCTGGCAGATCAGCGAGTAGGCGGCGGTCTTGCTGCGCCCGGTCCTGTCCGCCACCTCCTGCACTGTGGGCGCATACCCGTAGCGTCTAATGTGGCGCGTAATCATCGCAAGCACGGTGTGCTGCTTCGATGTCAGCGGCTTCATTGCCTCACCTCCTTCACTGTCAGGGTTTTCTGCCGGATCACGCTCTCAGGCTTGGCCGGTACGGTCTTGGCCGGCTGCGCCCTTGACCGCCGCATCGGCCACTTGATGTAGAAGCTGGACCCGTCAACCGTGACGCTGCCCTCCTCGTGGTTGCCGAGTATTTCCTTGAGGCCAGCCTCGGCAATGTCGATCTGCTGCTCGGCAGCCTTCTTGTCGGCCTTGGCCTGCACCAGCATCTCCGCGTAAAATTCGCCATCCTCAATCTCGTTCAGATCGAGCGGCGGCGCACCATCGTCCACGCGATCCCACGCCACGTTGCCGTCAGCCGAGGTGTAGACCTCATACCAGTCGATGTCGCGCTTGCGGCGCTCGAACTCGTGAATGGCGTCAATTATGTCATCACGCATCGCATCGTCCACACGATACAGGAAGATGCGAAGCTCATTGCCGCGATACAGGACGCACACGGCGCCCCAAGCGTAGCCGGTACACATTAGCTGCCCCTGTAGCTGCATTGGGCCTCTGTGCGGCGCCGGCACGTCCTCAGCGGCATTCGCCGTGACCTTTGCCTCCAGAACGCCAAGGCCGGTGGTGTCAACGCTGCCACCCTGCGGAACATAGATGCCGTTGGCCGGGTCGTGCGTGAACGTCTTGCCGCCCAGAGCCTGACCATCCAAAGAGCAGGCGAATGGCAGGTGGTCGTGGAAGATCGCCTCGTCAAACTCCGTCTCCAGATGCGTCAGGGACAGGCGCTTGGCTGCTTCGGTGAGGATCACGCCCTCAAGCGTGTCGCCCCAGAACATCGGCTCGTTCTGCGGCAGGTAGTCAGGCGCGTTGCCGGCCTCAGCTTCGATGGCCCTCTTGAGCGCCTCGTTGGGCGTTGCGTATGGGCTGCTGTTTAGGATCACCGGCAGTATTGACGCGGTGACGATGTTGTCTGGTGTTAGTTTACCGACCATTAGGTTGTCTCCTTTTTCTTTAATGGGTTAACGACAGGCTTTGTCACGGCGTCCTCAATGGACCACCCCCTATGTAGCCTGCCTTTTACTGTGTTAAAGAACAGGCCGTTTTGCGCCGCCAACTGGCGGCACGCTTCGTCAATGCTTGGGTATGTTCCCCCAAACACCGTTATCTCTTTTGCGGCGTGATGCTTTTTTACTGGCTTTGGCTCAATGCCCACTGCCTGCTCTGGCGTGTAGCCTGACTCCATACGCGAGTAAAGGGTGCCATAGTTTATGCCATAAAAGCGAGCCGCATGTTTGTGGCCTTCAAACTCTTTGCCGTCAATAACTATTGGCTTTAAGTTCGGGTGTGGTAAAAATTTCTCGACAATCTCAAAAGCCTCTTCAACAGTCCACTTATTGCGGCGGCTATTTAGCCGCCCGCGAACAACACTCTCATTGAGGCCATAAAAATCACACGCGGCCTTTATGTTTTTGAAGGTCTTTCCCTCAACCTTGATCTCTATGTACCTTGCATTTTTGCGGTTGCGAGGCTCAAGACCAAGCGCCTCCTCTATTGTCCACCCGCGCTGAAGTCTAGCTTTTGTGCGATACAGAGGGGCACGATAATGGTCAGCGGCATGCTGGACGCTTTCAAAGCTCTGCCCCTTCACTACTCGTCCCTTGCCGTCTCTGTTTTTCCCGCCCTTGCAATATTTGACGCCTTCTCTGTAAGCGGGAGGAGGAGAAACACCAAACGCCTGATCGACTGTCCAGCCGCTGTCGATCCTTTCTTTCACGGCCTTTTCCCCTATTGGCCTGTCGTCTGGATGACCGCCTGCGGCACCTTTCAAAGGCATTGGGCGTAGACGTCTGACAGCCTCAGCAAAAGACGGATATGTGACTCCACCCACCTTTATGTTCTGCACCTTTTTCGGGGCCGGTGAATACCCTGATGGGAGGAGGTTGTATCCATTTGGGGAAAGCGTGTTTAGCTCTGAAATCCAGCCCGCCTCTTTGTGAGACAGGTCAGACAAAGACTTGGCCTTGTCTATTTTCTCAAAGCAAAAGGCGGAATCTCCAAATTTCTTTATAGCCTTTGCGAGCGACCCCTTCCTCCCTTTGCCCCTTTGACCGGCGCGTACATGCGCCCTGACGCGCTTTTCAAAATCAATTGTGGCCCCCACATACTGCATGCCATTGACCGTGTTGGTCGCAAGATAAACAATCATCCCTCATCTCCCTTCGATGGACGCCCGGCCACGACAGCCGGGCGCAGGTGGTGTCGGCAACCTCTTTTAGCGCGGTAGCGGGACGTAGAAGTCCTTGATATCGCCCCACACCCTGTCCTCTGGGTACCACTCCGGATTTGTGTCTTCGCCGAAGCTGTCAGAGCCACAGACCAGCACATAATAATAATATGTGGTCTCTCCCTCTTCTCCGTTCTCTGCCTTGCCTACGGCAGTGTGGCTCAGGCGCCTGTCGATGATCCGCACCAGCGGATCGCCAAGAGCCCGGAAGGGCTTGTCCAGTGCTTCCGCAGATTGCGGCTTGTAACTGAATGTGATGTCGCTTAGTTTCATGATGCTCTCCTATACCGCAGTCTCAAGGCGCTTTGCTTTGGACTTCCAGATGCCGGCCTGCCGCCGGGCGCCGTTCATCTCGGCGCGGTGTTCGCGCTTGATGTTGACGACCACGTTCTCTTTGCTGGCAACCTCAGCGCGTAGGTCGGCGTTCTCCTGCTTGAGCGCCTCGACCTGCCGGTGCATGTCGTTGACCCGGTCAGCCATCTTGCGGTGGCCAGTGCCGGCCTCGTCAACGGCGATGCGCAGAGTGGACAGCAGCTTCACATATTGCGGGGTCACGATGGACCCGGTCATGATCTTGCTATCCGCCTCTGCGATGATCTTCTTGTACGTTTCAATATTCATTGGTCTCTCCTTTTCTATTGACCAAATCGGGCGATGACCGCCCACCAAGTGTAGGACCGTGAAGCCTCTACGCCGAACACCCAGAGCCAGTCGATCCAGCCAAGGGTGAAGGCGGTCAGAATGACCGCCCCTAAAATGTCGTCAAAATATTGTCTCACAGTTATCTCCCTGTTGGGGCGGGGCCGAAGCCCCGCGCTTCCGCCGCCAATTAAAAATTATAATCGTATTTCTTGACCGGCTGTTCGCTCATGAAATAGCGATTACCGTGCGCATCCTGCCAACGGCACTTGGCCTTTGACCAACGGATTGTGATGGTGTGACCATCTTCGTCTGAAGTGATTTCCCAAGCGTTGCGCTGGTCTTGGTTATTGGTGCAATGAAAAGAAAAGCCGCCGGGGATCATGTTAGGCTTCCAACCGTCTTTGTGTTCAGCCCTCATGCTCCGAATAATAACCTTATTATCTGTGCGCTTTTCGATAACCTCATAAGGCTCAATGTCCGAATACATTGCGTGGTTTGCATAGGCTTGGATCGGCTTATTGCGTGCAATCGCTTTAGCTTCCTGCTTTGCGCGATAATCTGAATAGCTGTGAGTCATTTGTCTGTCTCCCGTTTAGTTGTTCTATTCCTGTACTACTTATATATCAACACTTGACACGATATACAAGTAATATATGCTCTTTTTTATAAATTATTTTGCAGGAGAGTTAAGTGTCTGAAATAAAACCAACATTGCTGCGGCTCCGAACATCGACCGCAGCCGGATTGAAGGAAGAATTGCAGTATTCGGCGCACCGAAGCATGTCCGCGCTCGCTGACGAGATCATCGAGATGGGGCTGCGGGTCAAGGCGCGGGAGCGGGCCGAGGCCAGTAATGCTGAGGCCGCGACCAAGCTGGCGGGAAGTGTGCGCTGATGGTGAACAGCCGCAACAAGGGCAAGTCAGGCGAGTATGAGGTGATTGCGATCCTCACCGAGAACCTCGGCGGCGGTGCCGACAAGCTGGAGTTTAAGCGCGACATTGAGCAGTACCGGCAGGGTGATCTGGGTGACGTTATATGTAATGACCCGGCGTTCCCGTTCACGATTGAGGTGAAGCGATACCGTCAGGGCGTACATGCACAGCCGCAGTGGTGGGATCAGGTCTGCACGGCGGCTGAGGCGTGTCGAAAGCTGCCGGTGCTGGTCTATCGCTATGACCGCATGCCGTGGCGGTGGCGCTTCCCCGTGGCGGCGATTGTGGGGATGTCTGACTACATCCCCGCCGGGGACATAGCCGAACAGTACGACTGGCGTTACGCTATGGAGTGCGACACCGAAACAGCAATGATGATAATCAGGGAGCATTTAGCCGATGTATGAGACGATTTTAGCGTTTTGCTTTGCGATGAAAATAGGCGGCGAGCCAGCCAACCCGTGCTGGATGATGAAAGAGGATACGCGGTTCTACACGATAGAGCAGTGTCAGCATTATGCCGAGCGCCAAGAGGCGACAGTCGCCGCGAGGCTGGCGCAGGACTATGACATGCCGCCGGTGGTGAGCGTGCAATGTGGCGCATATGAGGGCATGCGGTGAGACCCAAGTATGAGACACCCGGCGACCTAGCCAATGAGCGGCACGTTGCCGGCGTTATGGACGGGCTGGGCTACGGCCTTGAGAAGCTGCCGATGCAGTACCGGCTCGACTTCGCCATCTTCAAGGACGGTGACTGCCTCGGCTTCGCTGAGGTTAAGACGCGCAGCTTCGAGATGAACAAGTACCCGACAGTGATGATATCGCTGTCAAAGGTGATGACCGCAAAGGTCATAACCGAGACCACGGGATTGCCCTGCTATCTGATCGTAAAATATAGCGATGTGATATCAAGGCTTGACTTCTCCGATCCGTATGAGTTACGGATGGGGGGCAGGGCAGATCGCTCAGACCCACAAGACCGGGACATCTGCGCGTTCTACCCTATCGAGCGGTTCACTATTGTGAGCCACATATAGTTGTCGTTATCGTTAAGGAGATAAAGAGAAAATGGCACTAGGATTTCCAACGCAGGCCACCGGCTCAGGTGGCGACATTCTTCCAATAGTAAAATGGGATGCCAAGGGCGGCGATCTGATCCGGCAGGATCGGACGCAGGGCGCTGACGGCATGTGGGTAAAAGATGAAAGTGAGGTCAGTTTACCAGTTAAATTCGTTATGGACCTCGAAAGGATCGAGGTTGGGTTTATCTCATTCGCATCAGGAGCGCCTGACTTCCGCGTGGCAAAGATCGGAGAGACGCGCCCGGAATGCCCGCCTGACCTTGGGGCAGACGGAAAGCCGGCCTTCAAGCCGTGCTTCCGGGTTCGTATCTGCAACAAGGAGTTGGGCGTCAGGGAGTTTAGCCACAGCGCCAAGACGGTGCTGCGCGTTATGGATGACCTGCACAACCAGTATGAGGCTCAGAAGTCGGCTAATACTGGTCTGGCTCCTGTTGTGGAGATTGCAGGCACTGAGGTGGTCAAGATCAACACGCCGCAGGGTGAGTTGCGCTTCAAGGTGCCTCAGTGGTCGATTACTCAGTGGGTTGAGAGGCCCGCTGCAATGGATGGCCGGCAGGCTGAGGCTGCGCCGACACCACCTGCGTCAGAGGTAGTCAGCGCCGCCGTAGCGGCAACGCCACCTCCCGCTGCTTCGGCTGGCGGCGACCTCTTCTAGCGCAGTAGCGGGCGGCGGGGTGTTTCCTCCCTTTAGCCTCGCCGCCCGTGCCTACCCAAAGGGAGAGCAAAGGGAAATTGCTATGACACAGAATATTGCGGCACATGCCGAGCGCATCGCCAAACACTATTGGGGCGAGCCAAACAAGAAGCTGTCGAAGAAGGGGTTGCTGCGCTGGGGCAACGCTGGCTCTAAGGAGTTGGACATCCAGCGCGGGGTCTACTTCGATTTTGAGGAAAATCACGGCGGGGGTGTGGTGGACATCGTGCGCCGATATGGGCGCCAGACGATCACCGGCTCAGTGGCCGATACGTTGCAGCGTGACTTCGGCATAACGAAGCAGACGGCGGACTCGATGCAGCCCGCCAAGTACATCGAGAAAATCTACGAATACTATGACAGCGATGGCGATCTGCGGTATCAGGTGCTGCGCTATC